GAAAACCTAATTATTGGTGACCGTGACATTCTTTTCTTGAAGATCATTGAAGCCACTTACGGTAATAACCGTGAGTACCAAATCCAATGCATGTCTTGTGAAGCATCCAATGATGTGATTATCACTATGGACACATTTAAAAACCGAGAAACAACACATGACCCTAAACTGCCTTTGGAGTACACCCTTGGCGATGGAACAGTTGTTAAAATGCGGTTGCCTAATGGTATAGACAGCCAGATAGTTGCAAAGAAGTCTAAGACTGTGGCGGAGCAAAACACTTTAATGTTGGCTCGTTGTGTGGAACACCCAGCAATGCATAACCCAGTTGAATGGGCTAAAGGGCTTGGATTAAAAGATAGAAGTGCCCTAGTTAAAGTCTTGTTGGACAACCAGCCAGGCCCTGAAATTGGGGAGGTGAATGCCCAGTGCGCCACGTGTGGAGGAGACTTAAACATCGTGCTTGATTGGGCATCCCTTTTATTTGGTTAATCTGGTTCATATATACTGGGAATACGATCTGATCGCTACGGTTTACAAGGGCTTTACGCTCAACGACATACAAAACATGACGGTACGTCAAAGAACGTACTGGTCGGCAATGGGTAAATGGCGTAACTCTGGAGACTGATGAAGCATGGTTGAAGAACGTGGCTTAGGTGATGGTGCTTTAGGCGGTCGCTCACGTTCAGGAACAGGCAACACCGCTAGCGTCAACGCAAGCGTAGGACTACGTTTAGACAAATCTGTAGCCCGTCTGTGGATGACTACGTATGATGACCTCACTAAAAAGGTTGTAAAACTTCGTGAGGAGATTACAAAACTAAATACAGCCGCAAGTAATACAACCCGTTCTGTTCAAGGCATGTCTTCTGGCAGTACCAACGCCGCTACAAGCACAGCAGGCGCCACCAACAACGCCATCATACAAAGTGCGTCTATGGTTAGAGCACCACAAGCCGCTGGAATTGCTGGTGCAGGAGGGGGCGCTAGTGGAGCAGGTGCTATGGCTGCGGCGGCTGGAGGTCCTTACGGTGCCGCTTTTGCCGCCGCCTCTAAAGTTGTTAAGTCTCAACTTGACAAAATGCAACAAGCGATGGCAAAACTAGATGCCAGAATTGACACTGGATATAGTTCATCACTGGTCAATGACCGACAGAGCGTCATGTACCAACAGATGTATGGCATTAGTCAACAGACTAACTACAACCGCTTTAGGCAACCAATTAACAACTTCCGCCTAGGACCTGGCGGTATTAATGAAATGCTTCGCCTACAGGCAAACACTGGACTTAATGCCCAGATGATGTCTAGAAGCGTTGAGGCTATTAGAACCATCAGCGGTTTTGGTTTAAGTACCGCTGATGTAAACCAAATGATTACAACCATGGCTTCTCCAGAAGTAAATAACCGCATGACCATGACGTTGGGTACAGGCATCTATGGACCTGGTGGTAAGCAACGTTCTCCAATGCAGGTAATTCAATCTATTGTTCGTGGTGCAGGTCTGACCAATGAGCGTGTTGTTAAAGGCGCTTTGCAACCTGGGTCCACGACTCGTGCACGACTTACTGCCATGGGTGTTCCTGAGGATATGCATGACATCGTTATTCAATACGCAATGCAGAATGTCCAGTATCAAAAGAAGACGGGTGGAAAACAGGGTATGTATAACCCTGGTAACCGTGATCAACTTAAAACAATGGGTATTGAAGGAAACTTTGCTACTGAACGTGAAGTAACTGACGTACGTAGAGAACAACGTGCGGAGAGTTTCTATAACAAACAAAAAGATAATTATGCGTCTATGGAACGTAACACGCAGAAGATGGAAACGTTAACCACAAAGATTGAAGACTTAACGTCTGCCATTATCGGTGCACGCATTAGTACTCGTGGTAACCCAATTACCAATATGCTTGGTAAAGGTTTTGGTTCCATCATGGGACCTATCAATGATGCTCTTAGTATCTTTGGTGGTGACCCTGTAGAAAAAGGACGTGGGTCTAAACCAACTAATGGCGCTAGTGGTAGTGGTGGAGCACCCAACGTTCCAAATAGTATTAATAAAACATTTGGTGACCGTTTGCGTCAGATGATGGCAGAACGACCAGGAATTACTATTGGAACAGGTTATCGCTCATCTTCTGACCAGAGAACTATGTTCTTGTCCCGTTACTCAAAGACTTCTGAAAAGACTGGTGTCTTCTGGGATGGTTCTTATTGGAAGAAGCATGCGGGTGTTCCAGATGCGGCTCCTCCAGGAATGTCAATGCATGAACTTGGTTTGGCTGTTGACCTTCATTACCCTACAAAGGCTGACGAAGAATGGTTTATGCGAAATGCTTCACGCTTTGGATTAAAGACCATTGCAAGCATTGATGAGCCATGGCACGTACAACCTGCAGAACTTCCAAACAGTCGTCGTAAGTATGAAGAGTCGGGTGCGCCATGGGGTCGTGGACCTGCTGGAACTGCGGCTTACCCATACGACGCTACTTTTGAAGGAGAGTCTCAGAGCGGTACATACACAAGCAGTGGTATCGCTGTTAACTCACAATTGAGTATTGCTGATTCTATTGCCTATGATCGTGCATCAAACCGAATGCGTTTAGGTGGTGGTGGCGCTGGTGGGCGTATGGTAACCCTACGTACTGGGTCGGCATCCTCAGCAGGAGTTGGAACAAGTAAAAGCCCTGCAACAGCACCTAGGTCAGGAAACATTCCTGCGGGGTTCAAGTACCGAACAACCCCAAACTATGATGGTTGGGGATATTTTGTTCCACAGTCATTTAGTGATGCTGATCTAGAAGCCTTACATTTACATGAACAAAAAGACTGGACTAGAACTGTAAAAAATAGGGATGGCACGCTTATGGGTGGGTTTGCCATGAATCAATTTAACTGGAACCGAGGTGGCGGTTTAGCGTACGCAAAGAACCCTGCACTGGCAACTCCTGAAGATCAAAAGAAAGTAGCCAAAGTTCTACTAGATCAATTCCATGCTCACGATGGGTTTGAATCCATTGTAAGGGGAAACATAACATGGCCTGGTGTAGGGAAACTTAATTCAGTTGACCTACCTCCTGGAACAGCCAGAAGTACTACGCATGGTCCTTCAGGTGACCCTCTTAACGCACCATCACGTGGTGGTGGGAACACAGTAATCGTAGAAGGTGGTGGAGGTGGCATTACAATCGCCCCAAACATCTATATTCAATCGTCAGGTAACAACACAGCAGACGCTAATAGGGTTGCTCAAGAAATTGCTGACATCGTTGCACGCCGTGTTAAGACAACGGCATTGAGAGGAATGTAATGGCTAGGTACGCTTCAGATCAATTTTATAACTTTAACTCATATGAGACAGGTACTCCTCAACAAGTTGGAGGAGATGACAACCCACGGTTTTTATTCCCTGGTAAGGATTACCGTAACTCATTAACTAATAAAAAGTTAAAATTACAACGTGGTTATATTCGTATGCTTACGGAAGCGTATGGAACGGATGCTACTGCAAGGAAACTACAGAACCGTCGTTTCCATTTTCAATTCAATCCAGATGTTTTAGTACGTTCAGTATCTGCACGAAACGACGTTCAGTTTTGGATGAACCAAGATCCTGGTCAATTGGTTTCACCAATTCCTGGAGATGCCAACTTTGCGTTTGAGTTCATCCTTAACCGAGAAGCAGAAGTTGCAACTGGCTCATATGACGATGGTTCTAGTCAAGTACCTATTGATAGGAAACCACGCACTGAAGCCACAACCTTCCCATCACAAGTAACTGTTGGAAACGTTGGACCGTACGGTGGAACGATACCAACCAAACTAGGTCAATACGATCCTACATCCGTATCAGACATTGGTGTACTGGCAGACCTTCTTGTCTTTGACTCTATTATTGGACAAGGTATTAACTCTGATTTAATTAACAGTATTTTAGGAAAATTAAAAGAAAATGTTAATACATACAACGCTGGTGTAACCGAAGAAAATAACGAATCAACTACAGATGAAGATGACAAAACACCAATAACGCTGAGTGAGAAAAAGGTAGGAGATTTCTTAGGGGGAAGCGTTGGTAACTCTGCGTTTCTTATTTCACAACCAGTGCGTATTGTGTTTTCATCTTTGTACATGGTTGAAGGATTTATCACTTCATCTACAGTAACTTTTAACAAGTTTAATTACGCAATGGTTCCTACGCAATGCACTGTGTCTATCAACATGCAGGCAATGTACATTGGGTTTGCTTCAAAAGATACATTCCTTACAACAACTCTTAGAAATGCAAACAGTAACCCAGGTGACCCAGGATCAAACGGGAGTGACCCAGTTGATGCAGAAAATGAAGCGTTACAAGGTATTACTTTATTTAAAAGACCATTTATAGAACCAGCAGACGGCGCTAACTTTGTAAACGTCACCCCTTCAGAAATACTTTCAAAAAGTTCAGAACCTACTAAATTCATATTTTCTACTATTATGGATAAACAACTTGAGGACGCTATTAAGGCTGGGTATGTGCAAAGCATTAACGCCACTATTGATATAGACATTAAGTACAAAGGAAGAGATGGCGGTGGAACTGGGGGAGGTTACAACGTTGGAGATTTAATCCATAGTTTTACAAATTCACAAGATATGCAATCTAACAGAAAAGCAACATTTGACATCACAAGAGCCACACCAAACATATCTAAACCATGGGATACCGACAGTGATGCTTTATATCAGTTTGTTGGAGAAATAACATTTGAAATATTCAGTCCAAGTACTTCAACTATTTGTAAACAAGTAGCAAAAATAGATAAAGAATTTAAATGGGGACAGGCTATGACTGCACTAAATTTTAATATGTCAACAGGAAGTTAATCCCATGGCATTAAACACCAACTCAAGGTACGCAACAAAAACTAACGATGTAGATTCAGCAGTTATTGCTATGCGTAAAAAAACATCATCAGTAACATACAGTAATTATGTTGTAAAAAGTTCAGAGACTTTTGAAAGTATTGCTACTCGTATATACCGAGATCCAAGTTTGTATTGGAAAATTGCTGATATAAACCCTCACGTTAAATTCCCAGACTCAATACCACTAGGGACAATAATCCGTATTCCATCATGATCTTTAAAAGTAGCCATCCAGGGTCACCCGATGTCTCAGTAGTTATCAGTGGGGCAACTGTTGACTATACGACTATTACATCGTTAACTATTGACGTACATGAAAACATGCACGATATGGCTACTATTACGTTTTCTGGATTAGTGCCTTTAGGTATTACCGACTACGTAGGTTCACCTGTATTTATATCCATAAAAATTGGGGCTGAACGAACAGTTGATTTTTATGGGTACGTTTCTTTTATTGAACCTAAAATGGAAACAAGAAAAGGATTAATTAACAACAGTCCCGTACAGACTGCCGTAGCAACCTGTATGGGTTCTTCTTACGACATGTCTTTTCCAAAATACAAAACTTGGGAAAATGTAACTCTTGTTCAATTGGTTTCTCAAATTGCTAATACTTATGGATACTCATATGCTGTTCCTAATGACACTTTTGTATGGAAGCGTTTGGCGCAAACAGGATCATCGGATTGGGAATTATTGACACGTGCTTGTAAAGATGTTGGTTACAACGTAACCGCTTCTGGTACTCACATACACATATATGATCCTTATAAAGCAGTATCACGACAACTTCCCTACGTTGAACTGCTAACAGTTCGTGGAGCCTATGGTGACTTAAAGTATGCACCAGGCCGCATCATGGAGTTTAATGGACTATTTGGAGACACAACTCTTGAAGGATCCGTGTACAACTACAACTTTGTTGGCATTGATTCATCAGGAACTATCGTTCGCTCATCAACTGAAGACACTGACTTTACAGGATTTGGACAATTGGCAACTCGTAAAGGGGTTGCTGAGGTATCTACAAACGTTACATCATTAGAAATGTTAAATAAGTTATCTAATGCGTCTACTAAACATAATTACCCATACAACGCAACCGCTCTAGTAACAGGTGTGCCTGATCCAGTTCCTGGTTCCGTAGTAAAAGTTGACAATTTCAATTCTAACTTTGACGGGTATTGGTTGGTCCGTGGAGCACACCATACAGTTACTCGGTCTAATTATGTAACCGAACTTATAATTGCAACTGACTCCACAACGGGTAAGAGCGTGGAATCAAAGCCTGGAGCGTCCTTTACCCCACCTCCACCACCTGTTTTAAATGCAGACAATGTATGGGTATCTTCACTAGATTTTGGAGATGTCTATGCTTAAAAACCCTGTTTACCGAGCAGTTGTTGTTTACTCAGATACTTCAACAGGGGTTATTAAAGTACGTATCCCTGCTTTGACTGGGGCAGACAGTGTTGTAGACATTTCGTACGTGGGCAGAACAGCGTACAATGGAGTCTGGTCTGTTCCATCAATTGGCTCACAAATAGTAGTCACCGCTGACGACGCTAACCTTACTAATGTGTTTTGGGTGCAGGTGGCACCAGAAGCAACAACTGATTTACAGCCTCAAATAGACGCCCTCTTTTTAGGAGTTTTTAGGTAATGTCAACAATTAAAACACCATTTCAAATAGCGGCTTCTGGTCGTGTTGATCAAGTGCTTGACCAAAACAGCATTGCCCGACAACACGTCATGGATGTTTTAGTGACTTCTAAATATGAGCGTACAATGCGACCTGGGTATGGTGCTGGCGCTAACGACCTTATGTTTGAACCTGTAGATGACTTAGTATTTTCAGAATTTAAAACTGATGCGATGCTTGAATTTAGTAAGCACCTTAGTATTGCAACGGTTCTTGATGTGCGTGTTGCCCCTATGGAAACTCCTTATTTTGGTGATGATGGTACGGCTTTAGAAGTGTCTGTCCACTACCGCACTGCATCACCAGGGGTGCAATCTCTTAATTACAATATTACTTCTATGGATAACCTTACTGAGGAGACCCTCCCATGACCACCTTTGACTACACCAGCAGAGACTACGCATCTATTCAAACAGACCTGTTTGCTCGTGCGTCACGCCAACTACCTGAATGGACAAGCCGTGAAGCGTCCGACTTTGGTGTGTTAATGGTTGATTTGTGGGCATACATGGGGGATGTACTTCACTACTATGTAGACCGTGCTGCTGGAGAATCGTTTCTTGGTACCGCTACACAACGTGAAAGCGTTTTAGCAATAGCAAACTTGTTGGACTACGTTCCTGCTGGACGCCGACCAGCAACTGCCTCCATTCAATTAAACGCTTCAAACACTTCGGCAACAGATACAAACCCTGTATTCATTCCTAAACGAACAAGGTTTCTTGCAACCCCATTAGTTGACACGGCAAACAAAGTTGTATTTACAAGTGACACGGCTATTGCATTTGTTGGTACATCTGCTGGAGCAAGCGCAAACATTGTGTCAGATGGGGTCACATATAACACTTTTCCAAAAACAACTGCAATTACCCTTGCGGTTACTGAAGGCGAATGGGTTACTGAAACATACACTTCAACAGGATTGCTTAATCAACGTATAACACTACGCCAAACAGGTGTAGTAACTAATAGCATTACAGTTTCTGTAAATGAAGGAGCGGGAGCAACTGATGTTGCGTACTCATTTGTAGATAGAATTATCCAGGGAACAAGTAGTGACAAAGTATATTCCGTAGACATTACGGCAGACAATTACTCCATAGTTGGTTTTGGTAACAACGTTAACGGATTTATTCCAACTATTAACTCCACTATTACCATTACATACCGCAAGAGTCGTGGTAGCGCAGGTAACGTAGTTATTGGAGCAATTAAAGAAATTGAAAGTTACCAAGTACCTAGTAAGCCAGCGCTAGATGGTTTAGTAGTTATACCTAATACTTCCAGAGCAGTCGGTGGTGTTGACATTGAATCAATTTCTTCTTTAAAGTCAAACATCCCAGCGGCTTTTAGATCACAAGACCGAGCAGTGTCTTTGCAGGACTACAAGGATCTCGTGCTCCGTGTTCCTGGAATTGTTCGTGCTACTTCTTATGTGGACGGTAGTACCGTACGTATTCTGGCAACTACAGAAGCGTCTGACTATGGCTCTACTAACACACTGGTATTAACTGCCGATGAAGTAACTCGTATTGAGGATTATTTAGAGCCACGAGAAATTACATTTGTAACATCAAGTGTTGGCGCATCAGTAACTCTAACTCCTGTTAACATTACGGGAACTATACAAGTTAAAGATAACTACATTAGAGAAAAAGTAAATGCCAACGTAGTTAATGCTATATATGAACTGTTTAGTTTTGACAATGCGTTGTTTGGAAACAGAGTTTCTTTAGGGCAGGTGTACCGTGCAATACTTGACGTTGATGGCGTTGACTACGCAGTGATTAGTAGATTTACTACAACTGTTAATAACGTAATTGACAGTAGTGGTGGGTTTACTGGAGTGCAAGCATCTGCAACATCTATGTTGGTGTTAGGTGCTACCTCAGCGTTTACATTGACCCCTAGCGGTGGTGTAACCGCTTCAGGTGGCTGATCATGGCAAGACAATCATTTAGATTACGCCGTGTATCGGGTGCTGGAGATGCCACTGGTGTAGGTTCATTTGTTCGTGGTACCTCTGATCTACAAAGAGCAACTGGAGCATCAATAGTTGATCAAGATGCTGCAATTCGTTCAACTGGAATTATTACTGTTTCAAATACAACTGAAACATCCACATTTTCAGCAAGTGCCGTTGAGTATAACGCAGTTATTTTAAACTGGTCATTAACTTCTGAATTTGTAGAAGCATCCACCGTGACAACTGGACAGACTGGTTTAATCAGTGTTGCTGTTGTTTATTCAGATACTGGTTACCCAGAAACTGTGGCTGATGGAAAAGTAATTGTTTCAGGAACTACTAATGAGTACCTTCACCAAGAACGGTTGGAGATTACAACTGACTCAGGCACTGCGTACATTGATGAACCTACTTCAGGTAAATGGGCGTATTACACATTATTTGCTTATTATAATACTGATGGTGTTGACGGCAGTTACTTCTATGAACGTTTGGCATCACTAGAAGTTATTGTTCCTTTTGACTATGGTTCCCGTAACGCTATGTGGAACCGAGTACCTCTGTACTACCGTGAAGCGGACACCGCTACCGCATACCTTGACCCATTTGATTTAAACCGTGGTCAATTAGAACGTTTTGTTGACGTCTTTGGTTTTGAAGTTGACCGAACACGAACACTAATGGATTCAATGATGGTTCAATATGACCCATTGTTAGCGGAGGCGGATGCCATAGAAGAACTCGCAACCATGCTTGGTTTGGAACTCAATGTTGCAGACGTTGGAGTTTCTAGAACACGAGCACTGTTGCACGACATTGGTTATATTCGTAGGCAAAAAGGGACACTTGCCGCTACCAAAGCGTATCTAACTGCAGTTAGTGGTGGTGACGTCACAGTATTTACAGGTGCGTCTGCCCCGTATTACACCTTTGCTGTACACGCACAACGTGCAAACCTTGTTGCTAACCCTCAGTTTGTTGGCTCCACATCATGGAACGTAACTTCTGAGTACTCAGTTACTACGACAAGCGCCTCAGGTGGGATCACAATTACTGCTGGGGCAACCGCAACTAAAGTTGCTATCCGATCCACGGTTGGAGTTCCTGTAAGTTCAACCACTGCTTATTACACATCGGCTGAGATAACAGGTGCGTCTGCCCCAATGAATCTGTATGGTGGCTTGTGGCATACCAGCGCATCATGGAATAACTGGGCTGGAGTAACTGCTGATGCATCTGAGATTCCTGCCAACATTGATGATCGGCAGTACTACCAAATGACTGCCCCAAGTTCTACGGGTACCCAATATCCAGTATTTGTATTTAAACTTGACGCCAACCAATCAATTACGTTTAAAAGATGGATGGTTGAACCCAATAAGTATGGGTCTTACTTTGACGGGGACTCTGTATTTGGTGGGTTCCTTTACCAAGGCTTTGCATCAGACTTTAAGTGGTCTGGGACTAAATACACTTCTTATTCTATTTATACAACTAACCGTAAGAAAACCCAGGCATCTATTACCAAGTTGCTCCCACAGATCCTCCCTGTTACATTAATGGGCTTAAGTGGTAGCACTGAAAAGTATGCAACTCAATTTGATTGGATTCCTGGAAAGACTTTATGAACTACATAATCGCTGGGTTAGCGGTATATAAATTGATTCAAGTTCTTGACTTACTTACCCCACGTGAGGCTATGCCTTGGGTAAAAGTAGTAGTCGCCGTAGCGCTTAGTTACGGAATAAGTTTTGTAGTTCAGATTGATGAGTTGTGGACTTCGGGGTTGGTTGTCGCTACACTTGCTGGCGCCACACATACCCTGCTACGGTTACTGACCCTTACAGGAGATATGGCACAACGTAGATCAATGAAATAGGAGGACAAGATGTTAAAGAAGTACGGTGTTTTAGGAACAGGCAGAACTAGCAAGAACATCATTGAAGATGCTCTTAACGAACTGGGCGTAGACAACAACTTTGTTGTTACCTGTGGTGCCAAGCCATCTGAATCAGAGTCACGAGTAATCAACTGGTTGATTGACATGGAAGTTGATTTTATGCTCACCCACAATGGGACCGCCCCTGGGGAGTTTATTGAGAAATCTTCCGTTGAGCGCTTAGACGCAAATCCAGCACGAGACATTGTTAAGTACCTGTCCAAGACTAATGGAACCCTTTTGCTTCTTTGGGATGACACGTTGATACCCGAGATGGAAGAGATCTGTTTTGATGCCGCTGACGCTGGCGTGCCTATCTTGGACTTGACAAACGGACTTGTACCAATTGTTGTAGACATCACTCCAGAAGATAAACCTGCCCCAATACCAACTGAAGAAGTTGAGATTGAACCGTTCAGTC